CCCGAGGAAACCATTTCGCTTACCATAGTTATGGAACGCGATGTGTTATCCTGTAGGGTTCGTGGCAACTATTATGGACATGACGATTGGCGAGACATCACTTTTGGGACTAATCCCATTAGCTACGTCGAACCGTCGTCAGTACCAGTAGTTGTCGTGACGCCAAGTGTGGACGGTATCCTTGATACGAACTATGATGTTCCGTATTCTTGGGTTAAATTCATCGATTCCTACTATCCTGGTTCTCATTTGAGCCAGCCTAGCGGCTTTATCGATGCCGTTCTTTCTCGGCTACCACACATTAGACCTTCAGCCTCAATTAGCGCTGGAGAAGCACTCGACTCTTTCCTTCAAGTCATAAAAGCGAATCATCTCGAAACGCTTAGTGACCTCAGGGATATTGGGTCTTTGCTTCCTCGCCTCGGGCTCGTGACGACTTTCTGTCGCGATCTCAAGTCCGGTAACTATTTCGGAGCTGTCGAGGATTTACTGAATTTCTTAACGAGTACCAAGCTCTTAATCGAGTTTGGTCTAGACCCTGCGGCCTCTTCTATATCTGAAGTCGTTGAGAAAGCTGATGCTGTTAAGCGCAGGCTTAGTGGATCCGATATACTCGCGCATAAGGAACTACACTCGAAATTTGAGTACAAATTCCCTGATGGTGAGTTCGGATATAAGAGTTCCCGCCTCACGACGAGAACGAAGTTGGTGGCCAGTTTTGATTCATCATCGATTCTGGCTAGTATGATGGGGGGCTATGCCATGGGTATATTCCCTTCTCTTTCTGCTCTATGGGACTTGGTCCCTTTTTCCTTCGTCATCGACTGGGCATCCAACATGGATGACCGTATCGAGGAGCTCGACCACCAGTTTTTATTCCTGTGTTGTCGTGTTCACTATTGTGTACACTCTTACAAGGTTTACACTGAGATCGACGAAGACCGCCTCGAGGAATATAATCTAATTCCTCGCGATCGTAATGATCCTCCTTACTTTGTGTATTATAAGAGAGAAATCTCTCGTTATGCACCAAGTCTTAAGGAATCGAAGTACGACTTCTTGCAGCCCTCTGGCCCATTAGATTGGGGTACGGTTGCATCACTCTTCTATCAATTAGTTAGAAGATAATGTCCTGTCGCAGTTATGCGACATTAACCCTGTCTCTCGAAAGGAGAGCAAAATGTCAATCACTATCGTTTTCGAAAAACTCGGCACTGATGCTGTTGCTGATGTTGATCTTGTTCGGCTTAACGCCGGATATATCAGCTTCGTTAGCAGCACAATGAGCCAGGACGGCCGTCGTAATGAGGCTGTCTATCGCTACGCAACGGGTGATCCAAAATACCCGTTGACGATTTACATCACACAGCGTTTCGATCCCGCCGGTTTCGGTGGGAAAGGTTCTCTGGTGACAACGTGGCGTCTTGCTGGTATCCAATCCAGCACTGACTCCGTTACAGGTGAAGTTATTACTTCACCATATGAGGGTGGCATCTGGTTCACCGTTCAAGGTAAATACATCCTTGACGCTGTCGAGATTCGCCAGCTTCTCAATAACGTCTTTACTTTGACGTTTGGCAATGTAACGGCCGGTGTTATTGATAACACTATGGTCGAAGCTCTCGCAAACGGTTTGGTTACGTTATTTACGTAACATGACCTATGCGGAAGCACGTATCAAGTGCTCCGATGCGACCTTCTCAGTGGTCGTTAAACCTACTGATTTGATCGAAAAGGGTGTGACCGACTTAGAGAATAGCGGTACAGTATCGCGACTCTTCACATGTTGGTTATACCTCCTCAAAGACAGTCCTCTTGCTCATGGTAAGCCCGTACGTGCTTTTCGGCAGTTTTATAATCTTCTGCTGTCTAAGCGCGTGCAGGATACCGTTAATGAGTTTTGCGATCTATTCGATATTTTGAGCAAATCTGCTCATAACTCGTCTAATGGGTTCATAACTGAATTCCATAGTGTTTTTCTGCGTACTCCAATAGCAAAGGAATACATAGAATGGCACAGGTCGCACGATCCGAAGCTGTTCCAGTTTATGTCTAGCTTCCTCCTTTTTGGAAAGAAGTTAGATTATAAGGACGAGAGCTTCAATACCACTGCCTTTCGCGAGTGGTGTGAGATCGAAGAGAATCTTCAGAAGTTCGTTCTCCCGTCGGATGTAAACATCCTTAAAGAGATCGTTTCTTTCCTGCTTCCGCCTACTGTATTAGGTCCCGTTTTGCCAAAGTTTGGCCCGGGATTTACATCAGAAGGTGGATATAGGGATCATATCAGCAAAATCAAAAACTTGCGGTATGATTTGAAGATTGATTGGGCCTTCTTCCGTGATCACGTTTTTACGGGAGAATCCAACGGCTTGAGGTCTTCTCAGCTCATTCCATCAATGGACTGGGGTAGACCAGAGGTTGGCACTTCAACACAGCACGCTCGACTCAAATTTGCAAGAAAGAACTTGAGAAAGAGCAGATCCATTTGTATGGAACCTAACGTGCGGATGTATTTCCAGCAAGCCTTCAGGCTTGATCTAGAACACATCATGCATACGGGCCCTATGCGCTATACCACTACTCTTAAGTCTCAGAGTAGAAACCAGATACTGGCCGAAATCGGCTCTGTTACTGGCAGTATAGACACTATCGATCTTTCTGCTGCGTCTGATTCAGTACATGCCGATCTAGTTCGAGCAATCTTTCCGAGGCAGATTTTGTATTATCTGCTTGCTACCAGAACCTCTAGAGTTCTTACTCCAGATGGTAATTTGGTTAGCTTGGAAAAGTTTGCTCCGATGGGATCGGCTCTCTGCTTTCCAGTACAGTGCGTGGTTTATACCGCACTGTGCTATTTAGCAGCTCTGTACTATGCCATAGGTCCAGAACGTGCATTATGTCTGACTGTAGACGAGTTGACCTCTTTACTAAAAGAGATCTCTCGCGACTTCTCGTCGCGACCAACTCTACACAGCACGGGCTTGATGCCGCTCTCTGTTTACGGAGATGACATTTGCGTCGATAACAAATTAACGCACATTGTCACCTCATTGCTGACCAAGTATGGCTTTACCGTAAACTCTTCGAAGAGTTTCGTTAGTAACGAAGCTTTTAGAGAGTCCTGCGGTAAGCACTATCTGGATGGTGTAGACGTAACTCCCCTTTATTTTAAGCTCCCAAAAGAGCTTTCAGGGGGTCGCGCTTACGCCGCTTCGATATCTCAAGCTAACTATGCAGGCGATTTCGGACTTACTAATGTCCGAAGTTACTTGATTAGGTTCGCTAGAGAGATACCCGGCTATGATGGGGTTGTGTTCACTAACTATCGCGACGA